ACCAAAAAATACTATGAACATACTACAGAAAATACAGTCGGAGCTCAAGGCTCCCAAGGGTCAAAGAAATAACTTTGGCAACTACTCATACCGTTCCGCTGAGGACATCCTCACGGCGGTCAAACCATTACTAGAAAAATACAGCTCCGCACTTGTCTCCAGGGACAGCCTTGAGGCACACGGCGAGCGCATCTTTGTTCGATCCGATGCTGAACTATACAATGAGGAGGCCAAACTTATCGGCTCCTCAACGGGGTTCGCAGAGCACGCAGTGACCAAGAAGGGTATGGATCAAGCGCAGATTACTGGCTCCGCTAGTTCTTATGCTCGCAAGTATTCCCTCAATGGACTCTTTGCTATTGATGATACCAAGGATGCGGATGCAACAAACACTCACGGCAAGAGCAAATCTCTACCAGTTGTAACAACAGCTGAATTCTAACCAACCAATAATAACTATGGCTGAATACGATAACACCAACACCGGGACATTCTTCGTGAATGACCGCAAAGAAAAACCCAATCAACCTGATTACAACGGGAAGATTGACGTAGAGGGTAAGACCTACTACCTCAAAGGATGGAAGAAGGTCGCTAAGAGCGGTCTGTCTTTTATGTCACTAGCAGTTAACCCCGCTGATGCACCCGCAAACGCTAATGCCAATGCTCCAGCTGCGGCAACAGTGCCGGCGAGTGATGACTCCCCGTTCTAAGGATGGCTAACCTGGACACCTTGTTTGATAAAGGGTGGTGGGATAAGTTCCGCTCCGAAGAGATGGATGACATCCTAGCGATGACAGCTAACAAGAACTCGGATTACACGGGTGGCAAGACTTGCAATAACCCCTTTGCAAACTTTGACGCTTCAACTGAGTTCGGCGTTCATCCCCTTACAGGTATCTGCATCCGTATGCAGGACAAATTCCAGAGAGCTAAGGCTTTCTGTTCAGATGGGTCGCTCCAGGTTACCACCAAAGGCGATCAATCCAAGGATATCTTTCGTGACCTAATTGGCTACTCATTGATAGCCATAGGGATGCTCGAAAGAGAAGAGAAGAAGTAAATCCTTGTGCTAGAATGCTTGGCTCTCCGCAAATCGGCGGGGGGTTCAAGTGTTCTTAACTTCACAAATATACTAACAAAAAATGACAAAAATTATAGAAGCCGCAGAGGTATCCCTCAACATTCACAACGAGATTGATGCCCTAAAATTACCTAAAGAAATAAGAATAAAGCACAACGCTTTGGGTCAATTGCTTCGCTCTCTTTTGTCCACAGTTGAGAATGAATCAAGACGAATTGGAACTACTGGTCCATCAGCAACCACATAATGCTGAGGCGGAGGAAGGATTAATCGCATCTTGTTTACTCGAAGAGGATACATCAGTCTACGATTCCGTTACTCAAATCGTCCAGTCCGGCGATTTTTATTTGCAGAGATGCCAACTACTATTTGAAACAATCGGAGCACTAGCACTTCAAGGCAAGCCCTTGAATGACGTGTCCGTTCTGGAGCATTTAAAGACGCTCAGAGGCGTTGATGAGGTCGGCGGGATAGCCGGGCTACTTGCCATTACCGAAAGGGCTTCTACGCCCGCTCAGGCTTCATACTTTGCGCATATAGTGGCAGAAAAATCAAAGCTCCGTGAGCTTATGCGTTCGTGCCGACTCGCCGTCGAAGAAGTTGAGTCCGAGACAAGGAGCTACGACGAGATTCGTTCCGAGCTGGAGAACACCCTGCTGGCTAGACCGCTGGCCAGCCAAGCCAAAGTAAAGATAGGCGAATCCGCCAAGGAATTACTTGAGGATATACAGAAGATGCAGTCCGGCGAATACGAACCCGATGTAGTAAAGACGCATACCAATAAGTTCGATGATTACTTAGGCAATCGAGGCATCGCCGCTGGCGAGGTTATGACCATAGCTGCACCAACATCCTGCGGTAAGTCCGCCCTGGCTTTATACATTGCGCTACAAGCAGTCAAGAAGGACGGTCATCACTGCGGCATCTTCTCACTTGAGATGCCACAGAAGCAACTGACAAAGCGTTTGACCCAAGTAATATCTGGAGTCAACATTCGTAACGTAGAGGACAACGTAGCTACTGACAAACAAATGGCTAGAGTAACCGAGACTGTCAATCAACTCTCGGAGTTACCCATATATACATCTCACGCGGTCAAGAGTGCCGATGATCTTTGTAGTCAAACCAGACAGTTCGTTAACAAATACGGAGTCAAGTTACTCGTGATTGATTACTTACAACTCATTCCTTTTTCTTCCAAAATGGGTAAGGCTGAAGGTATAGCCGACATCTCTCACAAGATAAAGCAGATGGCTATTGATTTAAATATCGCCGTTATACTACTCGCTCAGGTCAACCGAGAGGGAGCCAAGAACGGTAGGCTAAAGCTGTATGATCTCAAGGATTCCGGGGACATTGAGAACGATGCTGACATTGTGTTACTAATGTATCCAACCGATGGGGACTTTGAAGCCTCGAAGGAAGTGGATGACAAAGGACCTTATACAAAGATGTATTACGAAATAGCCAAGAACCGAGAAGGGCAGCGGAACATTGGTGGTTTATTAAAATTCTATCACTGCCTAGGGAGATTTACATAATGACAGAAGCACAAGTAGCGGAGCAGATAATGATAGCCTTCACGGGCATCAGTAAACTAATCAAGGCTGAGGATCAGTTCAGTTCCTTTGATTACGAGAACGACAACTACTTGTTTGAAATCAAGTCCAGGCGCAAGGCCTACGATCCTTGGATCATTGAGCAGTTAAAGCTGGACACCAACATAGGACTAGCGGAGTCCGTAAAGAAGGACTTCATATACGTGAACGAGTTCGAGGGTTACCTTTATATTTGGAATATTTCTAAATTAATAAGGCAGGACTACGACTTCAGGTTCCACAGCAGAAAGATGCCTTGGCAGACTGACTTCGACAGAACTCAGACAGTCAACAAAATGACTGGATACCTATACAATAAGGACGCAACAATTGTGGATACTAAGTCCACAAACCCTTGACAATTTTATGCCATAAATATGTATTTGTTTTCAGAAATGAATACATTGACAGATAATTTTTTACTTTATGCCAATACCTAAAGAAAACATCGAAAGGATTCAGACGCAAATAGAAATGATTCGTCACGAATCCAGGCTACTATCCTACAAGATAGAGAGAATGGAGGAGCAACGAAAACTATTGCAGGACGAGAAGCGAAAGCTCAAGGAGTTCCTTGAATCCAATGATGTATAATACTTGAAAGAGGCAAGCCCAAGGAGTAATCCCGGCGGGTGGTTGTTAGTAGTTCCACCTTCTTTACGCCTCGTTCATAGTTAGCCTCATCCCCCGATTACTGCTTCTGGGGGGTGGGGCTTTTTTATAAACCCTGCTGTAGCTTGACTATAGTTATGATGTCATTGACATCAGCCGTCTTAATTTTACCGAGCGCGGCTTCCTGCTCAAGCATCTTGAACCCAAGTTCACGCGGTAACTTCTTGAAGTTCTCTACGTAACCTTCAATTCTTTCCAACCTTGGTCCCGAGATGGATGAAGATATACGCATATCGGGAACCTTACCCTGCATAACCATATCCTTTAAGAACTTGGAGAAATTTTTAGGAAGCGTCTTGTATATATCCTCTTCGGTCTGTTCGAGTATCCTTAAGTTATTAACGTGCTTGATTGTTTCAGCTACGTTCTGGCGGTAGTTCTCATTGTATTTAGCGTATTCCTGACCCGCCTCACTTGGACTCTTAGAACGCTTAAGGGAGCCCGAGTAACCCGCTCGAATGCCCCTGAAGTTGTCATTGATTGGATTGAATCGATACGAAGCTCCACCTAGATATGTAGTATTGAACTTTCTTTCTCCAGTCAGATACCTAGCTCCCATTTCACCTGAGGTTCTTTCGTCCCACTTTTTTATGTCACTGACAAATCCGGGGTTGAAGCCCTGCTTAGCATAGAAGGTTCCTTGGTCAATGATTCTGTCGAGCCTATTGACGCTAGTGGATATCTTGCGACCAGTATTTGGATTGTAGTCCTGCAAGGTATTTATTATATTCTTGGCATTCATTGTTCCCGCACCGAAGAACTTATCCGTGAAGGATTGGAATACAGCAGAAGCGGCATCGGAGTAACTACCAGTTCCCATTCCCGCCTGAAACATCGAGGTTAGTTCAGCCGCTGGCATTCTGTAGCCCATATTAATTAAGCCAATCTTGCCGTCGCCCTGGTCCTCTACTAGGAGTGCACTACTCTCATCCCAAGATGGAGCGGCAGTTTCCTTAATGGCCCGAACCTTCTCATCGTCGAAACCATTTAACTTATTGAATGCGGCTATGCCTGCTGTGGCGGCACCGAGTGCGCCCGACAGAGCGACGATTCTCTTTGAGCCCTCGAATGCGGCAGCACGTTGGTTTACCGTTACGCCGTATTCATCCTTCATCCTCTTAGCAAACGAGCCATTTACCATAGACTTGGCTAACCTAGCTTGGTTGAATGTAGTCCTAGTTAACTCAAGGTTAAAGGAGACGAACTCGTTAAGCACACCGACCCTGGACAGGTATCGAAGTGAAGGAGATATCCTATCGTAGTTCTGATAGGTTGAATTAGTTAACTCCGCCGCGAGTTTATCTCTGGTGGCTGAATCCATAAAGTTCTTACTGCCAGTCTTATCTATGCCCGGAATTAAACTCTTCAGTTGCTTCTGGTAGTTCTCGAATACGGTAATGCGATTAGCGGTATCAATGGCACTATAAATCTTGCCCAGTTTCTTCATACCTAAGTCAGCTCCCTTGCCTAGCTTTCCTGGCAGTAGCTTGTATCCCTTGTTGAAGGCATTACGGATATCGCTAGAAAATATCTCCTTATCAACTAGACCTAGGCTCTTGTATCTCTGTATGTCTTTTAGGGTTAATCCTTTGCCAAAGACTTCGTTAGCAGCTACCCGCAACCCTTTACCAGCACCACGGAATGGGTTCATTCCCTGACCTAGTATCATAAAGGCATTACCTACTAGCTGAGGTGAGTAAGCGGCTGGTGCTAACGGAACCTTAACGAACTTAGTCAAGCCAGTAGTTGAGCTAAGTATTTTAGTAAAAACATTTTCAACCAGCAAGCTAGTGTCCTGCGGAACTCCAGTAGCATAGAGTTGTTTGATGGATTCATTGACCTCCTTAAGAACATATAAGTTCTCCTTGGCTGTATCCTGACCTATTGTTCTATTGATAACCTGGTTGTTGATTATAAGGGGAGTGTATTCACCCTCCATACCAACTGGTATTTGATTAGCACGTATAGCTGAACCAGAACTCTGAAGGTTGTCAGAAATCTTTAATGCCGCTTCTTGTTGTGCGACCAGTCGCCCAAGCCTAGAGATAGTTCCGAATACCTTTTCACCTGGAGTGTCGTATTCCCCAAGGAATTCTTTCATCGTCTTGTCCAGAACTTTTCGTTGCTTGAATAGTCTACTGTTCTCGGCAATGACATTCATTCCCCTCTTGGCACTGACTCCCCTGCTGGCAAAGTCCCGACTGTCGTCCAGCTTTCTGACCATATCAAGAGCATCCTTTTGTGGGTTTTTAGATCCATCCTTCTTGAATGCCTTGGATAGGGAATTAACTAAATTGTTTCTGGATTCTTGAGAGGGAACGTAGTTAGCATCCTCGTAGAATCTGTATTCCTTAGTAAGGTAACTGCCCTTTTGCAGGTTCTTCTTAATAGTTCCTATAAGAGCCTCGCCCTCGTCCCCGAAGTC